AAAAAGCCTTGGCGTGTGCCAAGGCGTTTCTACAGAAGTTTTATACCGCTTTAGGTTGCACGACTCGCAAGTCAGAAATTGCATGTGTATTGATATTCGAAGGGGAAGAATACTGTATCGACCACCAATGAAAATGGCGCGTCGATCAGTAAAAAGGGAATCAACTTGCCTTTGGATGTACCGACTAACCACCAGTCGAGCCGAACACCGATGTAGGGGCATCGATGCTTGTCATAATCCATCCGCATGGCCGTTGCTGCACAGCCGCTTGAGCTGGCAATCAACACCAGTAACATCAGTTTGCGAAACACTTAACGTCCTTATTACTTATTGATATTGAGCTGCGTAAACGGGGTTGCAGATGACATTCCCTCTACGACAGGCCACCTACACACGGTATTCCTCGCCATCAGTACCAACAAAAAGGTAGTGAAACGGTATCCGCCACGAAGGTGAAAGGTAAGTCGATAAGTGCGAAAGGGCCGATAAACTGCGCAAGCTGATACTCAGCCTCAAGCCCGTCGTAGCAATCATAACGTCCATAGGTCACAGCCCCGAGCCATGCGCAGCCGATGAGCTGTGACGAGACCAATAGCAAAATGAGCTTCCGTAGCACGTAATGTCCTTATAACCTTCTGATGCCCGGGGGGGGGTAGACGCTATCGCGAAAAGTTAGTCACCCTCTCCATGGCTTACTCACCGAGCAACGCACTGGTACTCCTCTGTGGGTGAAGTAGAGTAATACGCCGACTACCGAGGTCGATCGTAAGGACAATGAGAAATCTCAACCAGATTGGAATTGGCAAGATGCATGAAGCACGCAGGCGAGGATGCAGATCTGATGGACTTTATTGATTTCGTGGGAAATCTTTGCAGCGCATTCAGTAACTATCAAGGCTATGAAAAGCCTCGCCGCGTGTTTACCCGAAGATTCGTTGCGTTCTGCGTATTTGTGGCTGTGTTTGAGCTGATTGCGCTGAATCTTTACTACGCATAGTCGGGATTGAATTTGAAGGATTCAGCAAAGATCGCTTGGCCGGAGCGAATCCAGATCTTATTAAGAAACTGCCGTGTAGTTTCGCGCGGGTACAAAAAAGCCGATCTATCTGATCGGCTTATGTGTCTGATTTCACTCAGGAATAATGGTCGGGACGGAGTGATTCGAACACTCGACCCCTAGCACCCCATGCAAGCGGACTGATCTACAGCCCGCCAAACCCAAGGCTTCGCGCCGGGCGCTCGCTGCAACGATGCCCAACCGTGCGCAACCGTGTTTTACAAAGTCACTCGGAAAGTCACTGAGCCTTTTTGGCACCATCCCCGGCGTTCTGCCGAACGAACACCATTCCAAAACCGCATTGCTTGCTTCTGCGCACCCAATATTTTCAGTCGCTCATAATGACAATCTTGTGGGGATAGCCTGACGCTTCACCACTTAGAATTTCCCCGTTGAGGCGCACATTCAAATAGGGGCCTGACGCTTCGGCGCTTACGATCTCTCGAACGTCCGAACCTCCAAGCGTCACTCTCATACCAGTCTGATAGGTCGCAACGTTCGCTTTGCTCGAAGTCACCAGGAAAGATGCATTATGCCTACCTACCCCACCATTCCAATTATCATCGGTAATATCGTAAGGCGTATTATTGGGTAGATTCTGAACATTTATTAAATATGCAACCGTAAAAATCGGCAGAATCATATAGAACAAGAAGGCCATTTTAGGAATTTTGTTTTGCCATGCTTTCTCTGTGTTTTCCTCTGGCGACATAAATGATTTTGAGTGCCTAAAGCGAGAAACTTTCCGCTCAACCAATAAATAGATTATCAAGCCCACAACAATAGATACCAAAGACACCAGAGTACCTAGACTTATAAAATCTTTTATCAGCGAATATCCTGAGAGAACTTCTCTAAGCCAAATCAAAATCGGATAATGGACAATGTATACAGGATAAGAAAGCTCTCCTATTAATCGATCAACCTTATTCTTTGCCGTATACTTAAAGAGAACTGGCATCGCCATTGCAAAAAACAATACCCCCCATAAAGGAATATTCTTTTGCGCGAACGAAAGGAGGATAAGCGCGACCACACCATAAAGATAGTTTGGTTCGGATTCACTCCTTGACAGGTGGTATGCAAGAGCGCCAGCGCCAAAAAAAGCAAATGAGGAAGGGTAAAAAAAATAGTTGAATGAGTACAGCTCAACTGGCCTTATGAAACTGGCTCCAGGGAATGGGAACTCTATTAATTTCAAGAATAATAGATACACAGCCCCAGCCAGTACGAAACCAAATGTCTTGATCTTACTCTTTAGAATGAAGGGCGCAACAAGATAAAACCCCAATTCCACAGCCAAAGACCATGCGGGGATATTCATTATTAGCCTGTTAGGATCCGCACACTCACCGCTGATGGTAACAATACAGAAGACATGGGACAGATCCTGCCCAACAATGAATAAATTCTGAAAAACATAAATTAACTTTGAAAGCGGAGTCAGCGAATCAAAGAAATTCGCTATCGCTGTATAGCCAACCGCTAGTGACAAGGCGATCCCAATATAATATGCCGGAAACAACCGAAGCACTCTGCTCTTGTAAAACTGAAAATTGCTAACAGTTTTATACTGCGCATTCAGCACCATCGCCATATAAAAACCGGAGATGATGAAGAAGAAATTAACTGCGTTCCATGCACCTATCCCGCTCATGCCGAATACTGTTGTCCCAGCGTGCCCGGCGATAACAGAGAGCGCAAGAAAAAGCCTTAAAAGTCCCATGTAAAACTTTCCGCTGTTTTAAGGCTTTGACTGAGTTGCCGGCAGCCTCCATTGCCAGGTTTGATTTTACATTAATAATTCACCGTTCAGCGACATTTCAGTAGCGCCTCCATGAGCCATAGCGCACTGGAACATAGCGATCCAAACCTGCAGCTCGTCGACTAATTCTCGCCTGCTGGTCACGCCTCAATTACTGTACATGCAACCAGTACTCAACAAGGCATGCCCGTGAAACCGCTAGACATTGAAGACACCGACGATTGGCTCGGCAACCCGACCCCGCTCGAAACCTGCCGGCACCAGTTGCGGATGTACGAGAACGAATTCGAAGCGCTCACAATCAAGCTGGAGCGAGCTCTGGAAAATATTCAGGGGTTGGTCCGAGACAATGACGAACTCACGCAGGAGAGAAATTCTCTCAGGGCAAAGCTTCAGTACGCCGAGGGGGATTTAATGAGCGAAAAGCGAAGATTTGCGGACGTGCAGTACCAGGGAGAGCATCTCTTCCGAGAAAATCAACGCCTGCTCAGGGAGCTTCGTGATATCGAGGAGGAGGAGTGAGCCAGGCTCGGACTCAAGGCACATCCTTGAAGAAGACGTGGTGCCCTAGCTTCAGCGTCTGCTTCGCCTTTGCCGCCCAAGCCGGCGCCTTGATGCTGGTGGCGTAATAGTGAGTGGCGCCGCCGGTGGGATCCGGCACCTTGCCGTCGATCACCTGGTCGGCAGCGATCCAACATTGCGCCAGTTCACGGAACGGAATCTGCTTCACGTCGATCAGGAACTGATAGTTAGGGTCGGACTTGTTCCAGCAGCTGAACTGGTACGGCTTCTGGCAGACGCCGGCATAGCCTTCGCCCCACCACGACTTTTCCTTTCCGTCGAACACGCGGTTGCGGATCGTCCAAGCTACGGCAATCTGCCCCGCCGTCCCCTCGCCTCGCGCCTCACCCCACAGCGTGCGCGCAAGGATGTCGCGGTCTTTTTCGGTTGCAGTCATGTTTTTCTCCAGGCAAAAAGAAGCCCGCACGATGGCGGGCTTGGGTAGAATGTTGGACTGAATATATTTTTAAAACTTTAAACGAAGCATAAGGACGTGGGCCGCATGACAAGCAACAACGTTAAATACATCCGCGGACTCGATGGCCTACGTGCAATATCGGTTATTTTAGTAATTCTCTTCCATTACTCCAGCTATTTCCCTGGAGCTTTTAGCTCTTCGTACTCCCTGCTTCCTGCAATTGGAAAAGCACTTTCAATCGGCTGGATTGGCGTAGATATATTTTTTGTTATTTCTGGATTTCTAATCACAACGATGCTGATTAGAAATCCAATAAAGTCCACAAAAGAATATCTCACTTTCATACAGCGTCGCGCAAAGCGCTTGCTACCTGCATATTTCTGCTGCGTCGTTGTTATTTTGTTAGGAGCCACATTCATCTATCCAGACGCAAAGATTATCAGCAATCAATATCTACTCTGGACCATGTCATCAAACATATCTACGCTATTTGGTGATAGGTCGGCATTGGGCGGAATACACTTTTCAATGTTTCATTTTTGGTCCTTGGCGCTTGAGTGGCAATTCTATATCACCTTTCCACTGGCACTAACACGAATTAAATCACCTCGTACAGCAGCATTGATAGCAATCGCGCTTGCACTTGTGTCCAGGGTAATCTTGATATATTTCAGCCCTTTAAATTATGACAACGCGATTTATTCATTTACGTTTTGCAGAGGTGATGCGTTGGCGGCGGGGGTATTCCTGGCAACATTATCGCCATCAAAGAGCGCCCTTAAAACTTATTTAGTCGGCGCTCTAGGCGTTTTTTTGTTTACCGCCATGCTTTTCGCACTTGCAATTAGCAACATCCCATTCAAAGCGACTCTTTGGCTGCAAACAGTTGGATATACCGCGATCGCGATTTCAATTGGAATGTTCATCTACTTTGTACTAAATTACGCGAACGAATCATCGACAATCAGGCTACTTGAACTTCCGGCAATAACCGCTATCGGCCGTGCTAGCTATAGCCTCTATATATGGCATCTTCCGTTTTATCCAATTATCGTAGCCAAATCCAGGGTGCTTTTCTCTGATCCACAAAGCCAACTTATCTTCTCAGTCGGAGTCGCAACAGCTACCACTTGGATTTTAGGCGCGCTGTCGTACAAATATATTGAGTCAAAATTCATGTATTCAAGAGTTAGTGCAATCTCGAGCAGTGAGGAAAAAATAGCGAGGATTTAAATTAATCGGGCTTCGATGGCCAGTCAGGCTCGGATAGCCAGCCATCACGGTCTGGAGTTTTACTCAAGGCGCTTCGATAGCGCTTCCACGCCTTCCACTTCGTTAGATCTTCTTCGGTGATTTCGCCTATATCATAATCATCCTGAAGGGGCTGGATGATCTTATTGGCCTCATTAAGTCGAGAGTCAAGGTCGATTTTTACGTCCGCCTCGGCTTGTTGTTGTTCGGCCAACAACAGAAGCCACTCAGGCAACTCATCAACGTAGCTTTCGCCTTCAGCAAGCTGCCAGTCTTCTTGAATGTTCCTCCAGCCCTTGCTGGTGATCGCGTAAGGCATTTTATCTCTCCATTCCGTATGCGCGCACGTCAAGCGTGCTTCCGCCTGTTGTTACGGCCGAGTTATGGCTGTAAGCCATTTTTTGGGCAGAGTCTGTGAAGGCAGTCGCAACGTATCTATTCCCGGCAGCACAGCTTAGTTGAATGACAGCGCCCAACCCAACGCTCAAGGTTCCACCTGCCACGGGACCATACACCGCAAGACGACATGAACGGCTCGTCGGAGGAACCACTGGCGACATGTCTACTGCAGTAGAAACTGTGGCCGTTCCGTTGCTCAATGATGAATAGAGAGCCGATGTGTCGGCGTAAGCAATCATGCCCTCAACAATTAAAAAAGGCCTGAAGCCCGCCGGCCCAACTCTGAGCGCGGCGATAAAGCGCATTGAATTGTCACCGGTTTTTGTTCTTGCTGCTCCGAGATAAGGTGCGGAAGGCGGTGTATTCGAAAAATTTAGATCCGGCGTGCCGAAGTTATCGAAGAGATATACGTAGTACCAAGTATTTGTAGCGGGGGCTAGACCAGATTTCACTATTGGCGACGATACTTTCAGCGTCTTGCCCGCGCCAGGAATATATGCGGCGCCTGTGTCTATCCCGATGGAGTTTGCGGAATACCAGACTGGTAACAATCCTTCGATATAGCTTTCTGCCACTCCGCCCTGCTGCGAGGTGATCGGCTTCGTCAGCGCAGACAGCTCAGTGATATCGGCGTTAACGCCTGATTTCGCAGCGACAAGCGTGGCGCGAGCTGCTGGTGCATCCGCGTCGTTGAGCAATCCTTGAATGAAAGCGGATAAATCCGTGATTCCAGTGCCGCCCTTGCTGGGCGGCAGAATGTCGTAATTGCCAGTGGTACCGAGCAAAGCAAGTTTATCGCCGTAGTCGTTGAGGATGGCGCGTACCTGATCGGACAGGTCCTTCTGATAACCCTGCACCGGCATGATGGAGTAGAAGCCGTCGGCAACTGTCGGGCCTTCGTAGTTCGGCGAGATCGACAGGGCGGTATTGCTTGCGATGTTGGTCACCTCATACCAGCGACCGTCCGGACCGCGAAAGCCGTCGCCGACCCGGCTGTTGGCGATGAACGCAGTGCCTGTGCCGATCACCGCGTTGGAATTTTGGGTGACAGAGACCGTTCCCGTCTTGTACCAGGGCATTGTGTATCTCCAGAGATGAAAGGTTCAGGACAGCAATTTGGCGCAGAGAAACGGGCGGTGGCCCTGATTGGTCCACGCAGTGAAAGCGAGGCTGTACATCATGATTCGGCCGTTGGCGTAATCGACGCCGAGCGCACAACTACCGCCGCTACCGTCGTTATGACAGGCCATGGTGAAGGGGTTTATAGATACGTACTCCCCTGCTCCAAGCGCTTTGTTGATGCCCCAGATATATCGGCGACCAACGCTCAGTTGCTCCGTGCCTATATACGTCCAGTCTCCCGCCGCGAATGTCACGATGACCGCTGGCGCACCGCTGTCATAACAAAGCGAACCGTTCTGATCCCATAAGCGAAGACCGTAAGAGGCGGTGCCCATCGATGCCCATGCCGCAACGAAATACTGACCGCTCAACGACTCATTGACCTTTGAGGCATTCATCGAAAACCCCGTCCAGTTGCCCGGCCCTCCGGTGAACCAGACCGAATACGGAACCTGAATTACTCCCGTCTGATCCGGTCGAATGAAAACAAGTGGCGGATCTTGGCTCGTTACTGCGCGAGGAAATGTCGCCGTGGCGTTGGCCGTCCCTGAATACGATCCCCGCGTCAACATACAAAGCCGTGGAGCCTCCGAGTCGATTTGCACGAAAGCGTTGTCATTGATGCTCTGAAAACCGTAACTCATGTTGCGTACCTGATTGCGTAACCCTTCGCGACAACCCTTGTTCCGATCGTCGAAGCTGTAGCCGATGGATTTCTGAAACTAACGACAACCTGCCCCACTGATACCGTCACATAGGGATATGATTTGCTGTTCCCTAATCCGTCAGTTTCTGACGATTGAACGTCCTGTGCCCTGGCCGGGATGATCATGAACACGCAGTTGGCCGGGTTGAAACCCGGAATGTTCAGCGTGTAGCTGGGAACGGACCCACTGAAATCGATGACACCCTGCCAAATCACTTGATAGGTGAAGCTGTTGGTGTCCATCGCGAGCTGACCACTCTCGTTAAAGACACGCAGTCCAAATAGCGCCATTGATTACCCCAGATAGCCGAGACGAACGCGCAGCACATTGTTGGCGTCGTAGACCGAGACGTTCAGTGAGTTGATCACCAAGCGCCCTTGTCCTGGAACGATGCCGTTAATTTCGAGTGTGCCGTCTTTGTTGAGGATCCAGCCTTGCTGGCCGGCGATGTAGTTGGTGGAGCTGATGTAGCTGCCGATCTTGGCATTGGTGATCGTCCCATCTTGGATGAACGCTGAGTTCATGAACACCTGCCCACCCTGAACTGCGAACGGCACCGCGATGGCACCGCCCGCAATGGTGTTGACGATGGCGAAACGGTCGGCACTCACCAGGAACTGGCTCTGCAAGCCTGCCCCTGTGTTCTCGATGCCAAGCCCGATGCCAGCCGCGACGTACTGCCCATTTGCCGTGACCTGCATCTTCACCGACCACATCGTGCTCAGCTTGCCTGCCGTATCCGCGTAGGCCGTGGACGTCTGCTGAATGGCCGCCGAGTTTTGCCCGACGGAAACATTTAGCTGGTCGATCTTCGTCGCAGTCGCCGATTCGTTCGTGGCCACCACCTCTTCCAGTTCGGTGATGTTCGCCGCGTTCTCTCCTATTTTTGCGTCGAAAGTTGTTACGCGCCTTGCCATTGCTTCGTTCTCGGAGGCTCGAACCTTCGATTCGGATGCGATCGCCGCTGTATTGGTGTAGCTCTTGACCGCGTCCGCAAGATCACCAGCGCCGTCATCGTCTCGGTAAGAGGCGCGAAGAGCTTCGAAGGCCGTGGCTTGGGCAGTAACAACGCCATCGATCTCGATGATCTCGGCGGTGTTTGTCGCCACCTGCTGCGCAAGGCCGTTCGCTGTTTCCACCGTCTGGCCAACGTCGAGCCAGTACAGCGGGTTTGGCGGTGGCATGTTGAGCGGTACCGGGCCAGTGGCCTGATAGATCCGCTTGCCCTGCACTACGAGGTCGTACTCCTCGTAGGTGGCTTCGGGGTCGTAGCCCTTCAAACCATCCAGCGCATCGATCTGCGCCTGCAAGCCTGGGATCTTGTCGATCTCGTCTCGCAGGTCCTGGCCAAGCTCTGTTTCCGTGATTTGGCCGGCGATCATTTCAAGAATGGCGGCCGCGTCCGAACTGGACTGGCCCTGCACGCCAAGCCCGATCGGATACCACGGACCAATGTTGCCGATCTTGTCGACGATTCGGCCCCAGAAGTAAAAGGTCACGCCGGCGCGCAGGCCAAGCATGGAGAAATCACTCTGCGGATAGGCCAGGTCTGTCAGCTTGGTCGCGGCATCCAGTTCAGTAGTCGGCCCGTACCAGATCTCCGTGCGCTGGCTGTCCTCGGCGCCAGCAGGGAAGCCCCACTTGAGATAGATGCCGAACAACAGCGGTGTAGCGGTCAGGTAAGCCAGCGCCGGCGGCAGCCCCTGCTTACCGCTTAGGTTGGTCAGGATCGAGTTGCGCCATGGCGACGTGATGTCGAACGCGCTCACCGCACGAACGCGGGCCACGTAGGCGCCAGCGTAGATTCCGACGACGTCGACGTTGGTCATGCCGGTACGCTGCAGCTTGATCCAGTTGCCGCTGTCCTTGCGCCATTCAACGTCGTAGCCGACAGCGCCATCCACGGCCGGCCAGGTGATCGTCATGGTGGCTACGGCCAGCCCCTGCACAATCGATGAAGTCGACGACAGCGAAACACTCGCCGGCGCCGGAACTACGGTAATTGGGATCACGCTGATCGGGCGTTCTTCCAGGCGCGCGCCGGTGTCGATGAAAGCGAACTTGCTCGGCTCGAACTGGAGCGCGCTGATTTCGTAGTCACCCTCGGTGGTGCGCTTGGTGCGTAGCACGCGGTACAGCGGTATGGCCAGATCATCAGCGTCGAGCGCCCATTGCAACTGCGCTACCGGCGGTTCGCTGTAGGCGACCGTGACGGTCACGGCGCGGCCGTTGACGCTCTGCACGGTACGACCTTCTGCGCGTCCGCCCGGCAGGTTGATGATCAGCCGGTCGCCTGCCTTGGCCTGGGTATCGCGATCGAGCGTGATCACCCGCCCCGCCACCGCCGAGATCCGGCCGCCCACTTCGCGGCCAGCGAGCAAAGAATCCGCCACCGGGATGATGTGCCCAGGCAACGGAATCACGCCCTCCATGCCGGTCTTGAACGACACAGTGCGGTCTTGGTTGTTGCTGAGGATTGCCCACTTGCCACGGCGCTGGGCCTCTGAGGCCCGCGTGCAGCCAATGGCGCTCAGCTCGGTCGGACGGTCGCCGTAACGGCGTTGCAGATCCAAGTCAGCGAATGGGATGACATCGGTATCGTAGTTGTTCGCCGGGTTGTCGTAGCTGACCAGCGCCCGGGTGTAACGGGTCTTCGCCGATGCGCTGCCATAGGAGAACTTTCCGTCGATGACGTTGGCACGGGTGAAGACGTAGTCGAAGTCCTGCGCACGCGGCATGTCCGCCTGCATAACCAGTTGACCTTGCGCCCAGTACGTCATGCCTCGGTAAATCGCCGAGATATCACGCAGCAGCGACCAGGCATCAGCCTTGCCCTGCAGGTTCATGTCGCAGAGAAAGCGCGGTTCCTGCCCACCGAGTCCGTTCGGTACCAGCTGGTCGCAATACTGGGCGATTCGGTACAGCTCCCACTTGTCGACCATGAACGGCTTGATGCGTTTGCCCAGGCCAAACCGATCTTCGGTGCAGATGCCGTAGGTGATCCACGCCGGGTTATTGGTCCAGGCCGATTTCATCGAACCGTCCCACGTCCCGGTGTAGGTGCGCAGAATCGGGTCGTAGTTGCTCGGCACCATCCAGCGACGGGCATTGCACTCAACAGTTACGGCCGGAATGTTGGTGAATTGCTCGGCGTCGAATTCGATGTAAAGCAGCGCGGTGTTCGGATAGCGCAGCTTGGCGTCGATGATCTCAGTGATGCCGGCGATCAGCATGGTGTCTGCGATCTTGTTGGTGTTCTGATTCGGTGTCAGGCGGCGAACACGGATCTGCCAGCCGGTGGTGGCGTCAGGCAGATCGATGCGGTGCGAGCGCTCGTAGCGCGTGGTGGTCTTGCCGTCGACCGCACCCGGATAAACCTGCTGATAAGCGCCACCGTCGGTTGCCAAATCGATCGCGTATTCGATGCGGTAGCCGCCTACATTGCTCTCGTCGTCCACTCGTTGCAGAGCTGGCCAAGCGAAGCGGATGCGCACGGCCGACAACTGGGTGTTGGAGATTGAGCGCACCCAAGGCGAATCGCTACGCAGCTCGACGTTCAGCGACGTTTCACTCTCAACCGCCGGAATACCCGGAATATAGGTCTGATCCACCGAACCCGGCCGCCAATCCCACTTTACGTTCGGGAAGTTGTAGTTGCCGCTGGCATCGCGAATCGGCGTGTTGTCCAGATAGATGTTGTAATCGGTCGGAACTTCGTCGAACTCACCTTCGCCCACGGCGATCAGCAGCTTTGCCAGGTTGGTCGAGCGCAGGCTGTCGCTGGCTTCGGTCGGCGACTTCGGCTTGCTGCTGCCGCCCTTCTCGCCGCTGATATCGATATGTGCTGCTGCGCCCATGCTTTCCTCCAGGCATAAAAAAACCGCCTCATTGGCGGTTGCTGTGCTGCTGTCCTGCTTACACTTTGTCTTCGGCGTAGATAGACGCTGAGATGATCATTCCTCCCCACCGTCGTCTGCCGATGCAGATCGGCACAGGGTTCCCGCTAGCCGTGGTGTTTTTGGCGCTGCCAAAAGCGTAGGACGGAGAGTTTTCGGGGGAAGCGCTTTGCTTCAGGCCTGAGGCTTGGGGGCTGAGCATTTGAATGACGCCGCCGATCGCCATCGACGCGCCGGCCGCATACAAAAACGGCGATGCGGCTGCAAACGGAGTGAATGACAGTACGTAGGCTGCGGCGATCATCACTGTACCGATGATGGTCTGCAGCCCGCCGGCGCGCTTGCTCCCGGAAATCACCGGAACAATGCGAATTTCACGCGTACCACCGAGATCGAATCCGTCCATTCCGATGTTTGCGCGATTCCGGAAGATCGCAAACTTCAGTCCAAGGCGCTCCAATCGTTTAATTTCCTCGGCGAAACCATCAACGGTCGCATTGAGCGCACGGAACACCTCCGCGGCCGATCCGCCGTCGAGAAGGAATGGCTTGCTTCGAAAAAACTTCTTCGCAAGCGAGCCGGACAACATGACTTTCGTCATTGGCGTGTAGGTAATTGCTGAGCACATGCCATTCTCCAAGCAATAAAAAACCGCCCGGAGGCGGTCTGTTCAGAGAGTCGTGGGCAGTATGTCGATCTGCCCATCGCCCCCGGTGAAAACTCGGTATTTCTTGACCGCGCCGCCTTTCACGACCGCTTCCCGCTCCACTCGGGCTGCACCCATGGAGCAGATGCCAGAGCCGGTGTAAGCGGCGCCAACTGAAACCGAATCAGGCGGCAGATAGAAAGATGCCTTCTGACCCGGGTCGAGCTTGGCGGCTTGTTTGCCATCGATAAAAACGGCCATTGAACAAAGGCTTCCGGTCTGCCCAGAGTCGCGGATCACTTGCAGTGTCCCATATGCCCCTGATGGCTTGGCCTGGTAGGCCGACAGCTGACTGGCCGGCGCCTGCTTGGCTTCATTGGAAGGCGTCGGCGAAGTCGCACACCCCGCCAACAACGCTACCGCCAGCGCTCCTACGATCAGTTTCATGAAGGTCACTCCTGTGGAAATGCTGGCAATGTAACACCCGCTGGAAGCGTGCAAAAATTTGTGCACCGAAAGGGTCAGGGTGCTGCTGTCTGTCCGTGAGGTCTCGCAGGAACCGACTCCATATAGGCTTTTATGCAGATCAGCTTCGCCGACTTCATAAAGTCCTTAAGATCGTTCTGCCTTTCTTCAGCAGTGTCTCGTACGGGGTAGGTAAGCACCATTCGTGACAAACTTTCCCGCATGCTTTTTCTCGCCGCTGATGGCACTTCATATTGGTCCCGATCAAAATAAGGCGGCTCATTTGCCTGCCTACCGAGCATTATCGCGCCAGCGTCGAGGGCTAGTTGCGAACAATGGTCTATTTCGCCACGACTAAAAACTATCTTCCCACCGTCATCAGTCCAAGCCATTGCAGATGGGGAGCCGAGCAAAACAGCGCATGCAAGTGCAGTAGTTAGAAGCTTGTCGATCATTGCGATCCATCGTCTGAAAAAGATGAGATTATCACTCGACGGTCTTTGCCTCCACCACGGAGAACTCTCCAACATTATGTGTTTAATTCTGCCCCCCTGTGCCTGAGAATCAGGCGCGTACGGTCGAGCCACGGACCGCCCCAAATGATGATTTCGCTGGGCCTACCGTACAGGTGATGCAGGAGAAACGGGCCGGGGCCGAACGTCGCGGCATCCTCGCCGGGCAAAGCCGGATTGGTGCCGAGGAAGATCCCAGCGTGATTTGGGTAAACGGTGCGCCCTACTTCCATAACGATCATGTCGCCGCGCTGTGGCTGGTCGACGCGGTAGAAGCCGGCTGCCTCGTAGTTCGCTTCGTACAGGCTGGTGTTGTCCTTGCTTTCCCACCAACCATCGGCGCGCTTGAAAGCTTCAAACTCCAGCCCCAATTCGCGCTTGTACCAGTCTGCGCAGACCTGCCAGCAGTCCCACGCGCCGTGGACGAAAGGCCGCTTCAGTAGCGGCACCTCGCCGGAAGGTATGACCGTCCGAAGATCACCTTCGGGCCAGCTCAGGATGTGCCAGGGCAACGCAGTCGCTTCGCACATAGCGAGGTCGCGCGGCGAAGGTCGGCTGTTGGCATCCGGATGCGAATGAACTACGCCGATCACCTCGCCGAAGTCCTCGCCCGCTGCGTATACCTCCGGATCGATCCGGAATTCCTCGTTCGGTTCTGTGGAGACGTTGCGACACGGGTAGTACTGCTGTTTGCGGCCCACGGCCAGCAGCAGCCCGCAGCACTCTTTCGGGTACTCGGCGGCCGCATGCGCCTGGATCGCGTTCAAGATGTGCTTTCGCATGTCAGCTCCGTGCGATCAAGGAAACAGCAGGGAAGCCACCGAACGGCAGCGGGTTGCCCTCACCGAATCGAGGAATGCAGCCCCTGCCCAGTGTGGCGTCGCACTCGTCCAATTCAGGGTTATCGGTGACAACGCCATTCTTGGTCACGTACGGGCCGGTGTAGCCGCAGTTCGGCCCGCGGTAGCCGCCGGTGAGGCACCAGTGGCAAAGCGTCGTGGCCTGCCGCCCAATCGACTCATTGCCAACATCGCCCGGGCTGGCCAGCTCCCAACTGACGTTTTCCCCGTCCTCGTTCGTCTTCTGGTCGATGTACCAGACCTCGATCGTCTCTTGGGTTGGGTCTGCCGTCGGATTGCCTCCCGGAAAATTTGCAGCGTCGAGGTAGCTGCCGAGCGTGTGCCGCATCGTCAGCTTGAACTCGAGCAGATCTTCGAACGCCAGACAGAGTGCGGTGATGCGCCCGTTGACGTTGCCAACCGACAGTGTCGGCCGAACCGCAGTGCCGTCGCCATTGGCCTCGATGCCATCGATCTGCATGGGCCAAGCGCTGTACTCGTTGCCCTGCCAGTAGATGGCCTTCGCGGGTAATTGATCGGCATTGTCGCCGGCGGCAATTAACTCGGCCGGCGTGTGCGGTATTGCATGCCCGTGGAAGCGCAGTACGTCGGCACCATATTCCGTGCCGTCCAACTCAAAGAGCAGCACTTCGCTGCCAGGTTCAAGAACCTGGATGTCACTGATCAGCGGCATGGTTGCCCCTTATGGTTTGAATGCCCGCTCGAATGTGGCGGTGAGTTTGAAGACCTCGCCGCCCATTGGTATGGGAGCGGGATTTTTGCAGGTGAACAGTCCGAGTTCGCCGAGCGGCGTTGTCCAGAGAAACGCCTTCGCCCCGGCGTGCCGGTCGAGGAACGCCATGATCTGCTGCACCTTGGCCTTGTGGCCGACGCAGGTGATCGGATAGGAGTCCTCTTTGTTGTTCGGGCCGTCGCCGACGTTCTGCGCATAGCCGTTGCCAAACTTCGAGGTGCGCACCCGATAATTGATATCGGGCGTTTCCCCGCGCTCGGTTGGCCAGGTGAATTTCTCGATGGCCATTAGGCCCTCCCATTTGCGCGTCTGAAGCTGGCACCACCCGGCTGCCAAGAATCGGCCACGGCTCTTTCCGCCACGGCGCGCATTTGTGTTTGGAGATTTTTCGACAAGGCCTGCTGGTCAATCTGCATGCCTTCGGAGCCTCGATCCTGCGTCACCACCGTTACCGGTGCGCTGATGCTGATTGCAGTCCCGGAGCCACCGCCGGCGGCGAGAACACCCAGCTTGCCGCTGGAAGTCCGGGTCAGCGGCATGATCGCCTCCGGCCCCGCCTCACCCATGACACCCGCCCGGCCTCCGGCCATCCCGAAGGCGGTCGGCGCACTGACAATGCTGTTGGTGAAGGCGCCGCCGTTGGCGAACATCTGCACACCCGACGACCACGCACCGCCGAGCGCCTGCGGGAAGTAGGTGCTGGAGTAACCTGCCGAGGACGCGCCGAGATTCGAAGACGTTGCACCGGCAGAACCAGCCGCCAGCCCGTTACCGCCGCCTCCGCCAGTGAAGTAACTGGTGGCAGCGCCGACGAGACTACTCAGCAGCGCCGAACTGGCCTGTCGAGTTGCTATCCGCGCCATGTCCGCCAGAATCGACTTGGTGAAGTCAGCAAACGAAAGCTTGCCGGTCATGGCGAAGTTGACGACCGCGTCCTCCATCGAGCTGAAGGCATTGCTGAACAGGGTTTTCGTCTGGCCGGCAATGTTGCTCGCCGAGTCCAGATAGTTGGCCCAGGCCGATGTCGCGCCCTTGGTCCAATCACCCTGCGCCGCCTCAACATCCGCGTAGTTCTGGCGAATCTGGTCGGTTGCGACCTTGTTCGCATCGGCGAGAGCCTGCGACTTACGGGCGAACTCTTCCTCCGACATATTCCGCGACGGATCGGACTTCTGATTTGCCAGTTCCAGCGACTGCTGAGCGAACCGATCCTGCTGGCTGTTCAACTCACTGTTGAGCGCGTTCTGGCGATCGCCCTGACCGACCCCGAGAACGGCTCGCTGCCCTGCCAGCTCCAGCGCTCTCTGCTGCTGAGCCAGGGCCTGAACGTAGGTAGTGATCGAACGCTCTTGTCGGGCGAGACGGCCGGTTTCGTTCGCGGCCAGAACCTCAAGCTGGGTGTCTGCTTCCTTCTGCGCCTTGACCATGCCAGCGCGCGCGTCGGCGATCTTCTGGTCCAGTTGGATGCTTTGCGCGGCAGAAGTGGTCTTTTTCGCCTTCGCGGTCTCCAGCGCGGCGATCTCCGCCTCGTAGGCCGCGGTGACCTCGTCTCGCTCGTTGCCGATCTGCGCTTCGCGTTTCAGGGCATAGTCGGCTTGAGAAACGAGTCCAGCCTTCTGCGCGGCGTCCAGTTCCTTCTGGGCGTTTTTGTACTCTTCGCTGATGGCTGCCAAGTTGTTCTTGGCGTTATTGAAGCAGGTCAGATCGACCTGTGAACCAGCCGCTTTCGAATCCTTGAACTGGTCGTTGATGTTCGCCAGGTTCTTGTCGATCGCGGCCTGATTCAGGCGCGGGTCGTTGGGTGCGACCTTGCGGATGTCTTCGAGCTGCCGCTTGTACTCCTTGATCGCCTCGGTGCGCTTCTGCTCATTCGTCCACGCCGACTTGGTGAGTGCGTCGATCTTCGCCATCGACGAGACAGCATCGCCCTGGGCTTTAGCCTGCTCACCCTGCCATTTGGCGATATCCGCTTCAGCAGCCTTCTGGTCCTCAAGCATGTTGAGTCGATTCTGGTAGAGATCGATCATCTCCTGCTTGTTCTGGAACAGGCCGACATCACCGGACTGAGCCCGGGATAGATCCCGTCGAGCCTGCTCGATATCGGCGCCGATATCGCTACGCCCGATGTTTTTCAGCCCGTTAGCAGCCCGAGCAACTGCGTTGTAGCCTTTCTCCCAGAAACTCAAGTTTTCCAGGATGCGCGGGGTGCGCTCGTTGATCGCGTCGGCGAAAGATTCAGTTGCCAGCTTCACAGCGCCAGCATGGTCGCCCTGCTTTTCCAGCGCAGTGATCTGCGAGTAAACCGAGGCGGTCAGGTAGTTATATTGCTCATTAAGTGCGGCAGAGGCTTTGACCGGATCGTCGGCGAGCTTGGCGAACTCCGCCACTGTTTCGCTTACGGCCTTGCCAGTTGCTTCCTGCATCGAAACGGCTGCTTGGGTGATTCCAGTGAAACTCTCGCCCGCGATCTTGCCGTTGCCCGCCAGCAGCGCCAGAACTTCAGCCGCTTGGCCGGTGGTGCCAACTGTGGCGCTAACTTGACGCGCCATGTCGCCAAGCTGGCCAGCGCTGACGCCAGCATAGTTGCCTGTCAGGATCAGCGATTTGTTGTAGCTGTCCTGCTCCTCACTGCCCTTGTAGAAAGCATATGCCAGACCACCCACAGCGGCGGTGGCCAGCGCCAGTGGCCCCAGGATCGCAAGCAAGCCTGCTGCACCCTCACCCGCACCAGCTCCCAACTGCGCAACCGCGCGCACGCCGCTCCCCCAGTCGCCCGAGGACAGCGCATTCCCCAGTTGCACGACGTTTTCCTGCGCCTGGCGCGTGCCGAGGCGCAACTTGTCGAAGCCGGTGGTGGTTTTGTTGAGTTTGTCGTAGTCCTTGTCGATCTTGCTCAGGGCGGTGTTGTACTCGTCCTGGCTGATTCGGCCGGCATCCAGATGCTTGCCCAGCTGCTCGACCTGGGTATCCAGTTTCGCCAGCGCAGCGCGGGCCGGGTCAATGGCGCCCAGCAGGCTGTTCAGTGCCTTCTGCTCATCCATGGTCGACTTGGCCAGCGCTACCTGCTGCTTGTCTAGCTGCGCCGAGATCTTCGCGGCCTCAGCCTCGCCATAGGCGCCGGTCTTGGTCAGCTTCGCCAGAGCATCGCGCTGTTTGGCAAGGTCCTGTGTGGTCTTGGCGTTGGTAGAAAGCGACTTCTCCAGCGCCTGCATTTCGTTCATCAGCGAAACGGCGGACTGCTCGGCCCGGCCGCCGGCCTTCGCCATTTCATCCAGGCTCGTTTTGGCCTCGATCGCATCGGCCGAGTCGATCTTGACGCCGAGTTCTGCAATGTTCATCGACTCACCTTGAATAAGTGCCCGTGATTACGGGCTGTTTTCCCTTTCCTCCGCCATTACGCGCAGGGCTTCGCCTTCCAGCACTTGAAGGTCAGGAAAGATTTCAGCGAGTTTCTTTTTCTTGATGCCGAGGAATTTGGCGACGTCGCGAATGCAGTTGTAATCGAGGCCGATTGCGCCTCCGGCGCCGACCCGCCACTGCGTGGAAATTCGATTGAACAGGAGAAAGGCCGGCCAGTTGCATGGCCAGACCTCTACATCGTCACCCGACAAATCGGCAGCCGTCAGCCCAAGGATTGCCAACTGCTCAGCAGATGGCCCGCTTTCGTACAACGCTGCGGCTGCCGCCCTCAGTTTCCCAGCCGGGCCTGATTGAATGCGCTCTGGTAGGCATTCACCACCGCTTCAGCAGTTCCCTGGCATGACTTCACAAGGGCAAGGATGCTCTTGTCGTCGAACGTGTCATCGAAGCCCCAGCCATCGACCAGATCCTTGATCTGCTGCACCTGATACTCGGTTTCGGCAGCAACGACATCCGACAATGTGGTGCCTTCCCCGAATCCCTCGCGCATTTCCTTCGCTTTCAGGTTCCACTCGTCGAACAGAGCGGCGAGACCCGGGCGATCGCGATACTTGAAAGTGAACTCGATTGCCTCGGGCTCACACCCAACGATTGGAATGTGCACGATGGCTTTGAACGTAGGGTTCTGAGCGATCCTAATCTTTGCCATGAGAAGTCCTTATGCGCCGGCCAGGTAACGGAGCGAGCGAGCAGAAAGCCCGATGCTGATGGTTCGCGTCATGACGTTGTTTCGCTCCATCGTCGGATCAGGAGTGATGCTCACATAACCCGGGTAGAGGATCTGATCGCCATTGCGCAACTTCATGCGCACGACAGCCAGCTCTTTGGTGTCATCGAAGCCTTCGACCGTCTCGACGTATTGAGCGGTCGGCTGATCCTCCACCACGATGGTGATCGTGGTCGGGTTGCGGTTGGTTGGAAATTGTTTGTCGTCGTCATCTTCCAGGTAGCCGACAGTTTGGTATTGCTGCTCGCCGCCGGAGGATGTGAAAGAAGTGACTTTCGAGATCTGCGTCCATCCAGACACCGGGATCACGGAGCCAGAACCTGCGCCGACAGTGAATTTGTCAGTGTTGGTGGTATTGAGACCGGCCAGCGCAAAGGCATCAGCGGTAACGCCGGACGCCTTTACTGCGCGGTCATTAATCAGCGCCCAGCCGGAGTTGATCAGCAAAACGTCGCCGTTTTCAATGTCGTGCCCTACAGAGGCAGCAACCGGCGGCTTGGCGTTGGTCGGGGCGGTGAAAGCGACGGCGGTCCCCATAATGCTGGCGATCTCCAGCACAGCGCCGTTCGGCAGCGGAAAGCGTGCGGCCATGGTGTGTTTCCTCTTGAATGCCCGCCTGACGGCGGTAGGTTATGCCCCAGCGGGCGGTTGATCTGCGACACCTGCGTAGGTGAAGCTGGCCGGGACCGTATAGGTCGCCGACTCAGTGATGGTTGGCCCCTGATCTACTGGTTCAGTGATGAGGCCATCGAACCCGTTGCGGGCCAGTGGCGTGTCTACGCGAAAGAGCCGCGTCAGCTCTTCAACGAGCGTCTCTGCGGTGGCCATGGCCTGGGCAGATGGACAAACGATGCTGATCTGATAAACACCGGCGTATTCGTAGGCGTCCCCGCCGAGATAACGGCAGGTGGTGCTGGCTGGAAGCTGAAAGGCCCGCAGATAGGTTTCAGATGGATTCGGAGTAAATGGCTGATTCGAGTAGGCCACTCGTATTGGGCGCGCAGCCGACCATGCGGCCAGCTTCGTTTCGATGGCCTGACGGGCGCGTGCGTGACTCATACCTGATTGTTCCTGATGGCCTCCTGCACGATCTGCTGGAAGCGAGCCACGGTTACCCGAACCATGCCGCCGGGGGCCTGAGTGGAATGGCCAAACTCCAGAGGAATCGCATAGGGCAAGTTGTTGATGATGTAAGCCATCTGGCCGGCAGTGAAATCGCTCATCGCGGCAACCAGCGCGGCGGTAGTCTCGGCGCCGCTCGGGTCAACCTCGTCGAACGTGACGCTCTCGACCACGCCGAGGGAAATGTGCCAGTTCGCGCGGAACCTGCCGCCGACGTAGCCTTCAGGCGCCTTGATGTCCATGCCGTCGTTGAGCTTGCGGCCCTTCTTCAGTCTGCCGCCCTTCGTGAGGTTGGCAGGGTCACTGCGCAAAGCGCTGTTGTGGTCGTCTACAGACTTGTTGTACTGGGTCGCTACAGCATTCTGCGCCCAGATCTCCGGGTTACCCACTGGAGACATGCGGATCAGGCTGCTGCCGACCTCGATGATGATCTCGCGCACACTGGCGTCGATGGCTTCGCTGGTCTGGGTGGCAAACTCGGCAAGGCTCAGAGCGAAGCTGCCGGACTGACCAGCGCCTGCGCGGCTCATGCCCTCACCTGGAGTTCATAAAGGATCGGCGTCCCGGCGGGATTCACCTCTTTCAACGGCGGCACAATTGACCAGGTGCGCCCCTGAATGATCACTTTGTTCAGCAGATCCGGCACCCATTCCAGCCCCTGCGCGGCGATCTTGAGCTTCTTGTCGCCCTGTATGATGAGGCTGTTGTTCTGGAATTCTTGGCCGGTGAAGTCGAGCAGGATGCCTTGGGCGGTCTGTTCAATGGTGGAGCCCGACGTGTTGCCACCGGTCTCAGGGTCGTACTCGCCCGGTTCGGCCTTGCTGATGGTTACGGGCTGGCCGAACTGCGTAATTAACCGCAGAGCGGTAGCGGCCGTGCGGTCGTAGAACGCATTCATTGTCAGGCCCTTACAGCAAAAAGGCCTCGTTTGGCCAAGTAATCGGCGAACTGGGTTCGGCTTGGGCGATCTGGTGCGGCCGGCAATAGCCTGCCGCTTTTGTTGCTGATCGGGGCGTATTCAACATCAACCGCGCCTTCGACTCGCTCGCGAATTACCGCCCCCTGACGCTGATCGACCGGGTCGATATCGTCGGTGTGGATCTCGGCAGCCAGCGCCATTTGGCCGTACTGGATCCGCGCCGGCAGGTAGTTGTCAGGCTTGATCTCGTAGTCCAGCTCGACGCCGCGGCGCGGCCAGGACAGTGCCTGCTCGCTGCTGGACTTTCGCCCTTTCCACGTCATGCCATCCATTGCAAGCGCGGCCCGGCGCAACAGGGCTTCCTGTGCTGGCACTTCCGCCGGGATGGTCACGCCGAACTTCACGGCGTACATGGCCAAGTCTTCGGCGGATGCGTAGCTTTCGGCGTCAGGCTTGCCGGTACCGTCCTCAATGATGAGAGTCATGAATCAGCTCGCTGTGATGTTTTGGATCGGATGCCACGTCACCGGGCACCCGGACTGTTACGCCTGCTGCAGATCAGCTACTGCCTTTTCCAGCGATTCTACCGAAGCATTCGCTCGATACGGCACATTGGCGGCGTCGAGTTGCGCCTTGAGGCTTGCGATCTTCTCGGCATTGTCGACCGGTTCCGCTATTGCCTTGAGGCGTGCGACTTCAGCGCGGAGCGATTCAACCTCACCAGTCAGATTGTCACGTTCACCCGCGAGCGTTTCAAAGCCTTCGTGAATGGCTTTCAGTGCACCGAACAAGCGGATCGGCAGTTCGCCGGCGCCCGGGTGTGCCAGTTCGGTCAGACCCTCGGCAGCCTCGATCAGCAACACGATGCCGTCACGCTCCGCATTCAGCTTGTCGATCAGCCCCTGCAGCGCAGCGTGATCACCACTATCGGCGATCAGCAGCACCGATGCCGATTCAATCTGCCGCACCGTCACCTCCGGCACATCATCGGCCTCGCCATCGCGACTCTCGGTGATGTTCGCGTCGATGATGCGCAGCCCGTGTTCCTTCGCCAGCGCTTTCACGTCTTCCCGGTACTGGTGAAACGGTCCGGGTAGATACCAGATTTTGTTGCTCATGATTGCATCTCCGCCAAGCCGGGCACACGTCCCGGCTTGGACATTACGGGGTTACTTGGAGGCGTCACCGATCAGGGCCACACCGGCGGTGTGCTTGATGCTGGTAGCGGTCTTATCCCAGTTGGTACCGGTCGCCAACTCAGCGTCGGTTGGCGACTTGCCGCCGGTGGTGGTGTCCCAGGTGTAACCCTTCAGACCCAAGCCGAAGGTGTAATCAGTTTGGAGCGTGGTTTCGATGCGCTCCTTGCCGTTGGTGGTCTGGACGTTGCTGATGATGTCGCGGCCGTCGTGGACCAGCGCAGCGCCTTGCACCAGGGAGAGGATGACTTCCTTGTTCGGAGTGCCGGCCTGCATCAGCGCAGGGGCATCCGTCACAACGGAGATCTTGCCGAGGATATCCACTACACGAACGTTGCCCGCTTGGAACAGCTGCTGCTGGTTCGCCAGGTTCTGGCCGACCAGCTTGTGGTAACTGGTGCCCTGCATCACCTGGGTGACCAAGTTCTGACTGGCGTCGCCGAACTTCGCATGCGCGTTGTTCAGGCCGGCGTAGGTGATGCCTGCGGTCGCCGATACATCGTTGACCGCGGAGGCTTGGGCCGTGATTGCTGCCACCAGCGCCGCGATCGCAGTGTTCAACTGATCCTTCAGCAGGATTTCAGCGAACGCGCGGCTCGCGACTTCGATACCTTGCGCTGTTGGGCGCTCCAGCCAGGTCATCTGCGATGGCTCATAGCGGATCGGACCGAAGCCGCCGGCGACCTTCACCGAAGTGTTCTTCAGCTCGGTCAGGTCGGTGGCAGCAACGGCGGCGTTGGCGCTGTAGCGGTCCACGCGGCGCTGGGCAGCAGCAAGAGTCTGGAAGAACGACTCTTGGAGGAAGTCGCCAGTGAAGCCGTCCGGGGAAAGCACAATAGCGCCCCGGCTCGCAGCGTTGAACGCGGCGAGATATTGATCCAGCGTCTCGAGAGTCGCCGGCATGATGTATTCGTTGAAAACCTGCATTTGCGACAGGGACATGAGTTATTTTCCTTACGATTGAGGGAGATCTGGGAACCGGATTGCGATTGCAGCCGTGCGTTCCTCTTTGGTACCGCCGATTTTTCCTTTCGGGGCCCCGCCCCCACCACCTGCACCGCCGGCCCCGCCGCCCGATGCCTTGCTACCCGCGATCAACGGCGCGAACGCCGCGTCATTCGCGATTTCTGATTTCAACTCGTCCAGCGTTGCCGCCGAGAGCTTGCCCTGTGCGTCGAGGACGACCACAACAGGCTTCCCATCGCGCTGCTCGACGCTCAGACGGCGCTCGATGTGCGGCAACAGGGCTTTTGCGCTGCCTTGCACTGCCAGTGCAGACGCGATGTCAGTAGCGGTACGACCGACAGTCAGATCCCGGATCTGCCCGCTCAGCGTTCCACGCTCCTGTTCCAACATGCCGTTCAGCTCAGCTTCGCGGCGGGTAAATTTTTCAGTCCAAGAGCGTTCGAGCTCTTCGACGTTGCCGGACTTGCGAGCGGCTTCTTCACGCTCAAGGCGCGCTGCATCTTCAGCTTCGCGCGCCTTCTTCTCGGCGGCTTTCTTCTCGCCGAGCAGCTCATCAACCTTGGCCTTCAGGCCGGATACATCTTCTTGCTGCGGCAGACCTTCAATGCCGAGTACGAACTTGCCGTCCTTCTCGGTGTAAAGAGCGCGCACGGCTTCATCTACCCCTTCCAGGGTATCCAGTTGGAATTTCAGCATTGGTTGTCTCCCAGAGACTTATGTGCAGGCCCTGCCTGCGGGTTTTGCCTGTTAAAAGGCGATGTTGGAGAGGAATTTTCCTAAAAGGAGCAAAATGCCTTGAAGGAGTGCTCATGGAGCGGTATATTTTACTCACTGAGCGAAATAATTCGCTCCTTAAGCGACCCATAGGAGGTCAAAGATGCAAAACCATCAGGTCATTTATGATGCGAACAAGAAACCACTTTTCGTCGTCATCCCCTACGACGACGAATACAAACGGGCGTTCGGGATTGAGCCATCGTTGAATACGCTGAGCGCTACGCACGGAATCCCGCTGACGATTACTCTCCCAAACGCCGGAGCTGGTGCAACCATCGACCTCCCTCGATTCGTCGAATACTGGGTGCGCTGTGGAATCCAAAGCCTTCCGATCAATAAGCGGGCTAAACCGCTTCGTGAGTTCGAAGGTCGGGAGCGGTTCTCGCTCGAGGCTCTGATTCGGACCTGCTTCATCAATGAGCCGTACCGGAACACGATGCAGGCGGTCAACGAGGTCACCGACCAGTTGATCAGTACCGGTCTGTTTCGCGAGGTACGCTTCAACCAGGCACAATTGATGCCTGGAATAATCTTCGATCGCGAGCAGGCCATCTTGCAGGCAGCGATCCAACCGTACTCGCGGACAGTGAACTGCCTCGAAATCGTTTATGAAAAGGCAGTCGAGTTCTGTAACCAGCATCCGACACCGAAAGAAAAAAAAATCGACTCCCAGTGGTTCAATCGAGATCGTTCTTGACCCCTTGAGGCGGGGTGTTGCTGACCAACCCCCGCCGCTTGGCTTTCAAAGACCCGCGTTGTTGAAAGCAAGCGGTTCGAGTTTCTTCATTTCTACTAGCGTCAGCGGCGAAAAATTGCGATCAAGCTGCAGTTCTGCAAAGCGCTCGACACTCAACCCTCCTTCGCGGAACAACTTCGCCCGAATCGGGCCGATAGCCCTGTCTTGAAACGCCGCCGGCTGCTGCTTGAGCCAGTCGTAGTAGCTGAGGTCCGCCCTCACCTGCTGCGCACCGCTGTCGCCGATGGATGCCCGAGTCGCGCCCTCGGCGAATAGCGCGCTGAAGCGAGTCACCGCCACCACCGTCGAACGGCAGTTGATGTGGATCGGCGGCCTCGGCCCCTCGGTCAGCTTGAACCGACGCTTGTCGAGCGTCCGGCACTGGCTGGTCGTCTTTGAATCCAGCGTACTGACCCACTCCACCGACGGCACGACATCGGAGTTCGCTTTCAGCGTTTCCATGCGTGCCTGGGTGGCAACGTGCTGCACCGCCGTTCGCACGATGGCGCCAGCGTTGCGGTTGGTCGTGGCCAAGATGCCGTCGTTGTACTGCAGCGCCTTGGTGCCGCGAATTTTCTTGATGATCTGGAAGTTGGTCTGGCCTTCGAAGAAGCCCTGCCGGATCGCGCCTGTGAGGCGTTGTCGCTCCATGGCGGTGAAACCATCAATGAACGACTTGAGCAGCTTCCCGCCGTCGGCACCGCGCACACTGAGCGGGTTTGTGAGGATTGCCGCCCTGATTGCTGCAGCACCTGGCACCGCCGCATCGAACGACACACCTACCGGTGCCGCCCGGGTCAGGCTGGTTGCTTCAAATTCGGCCTCGTAGTTGGCGATATCCACCAGGTCGAGGTTCAGCTTCTCGCTGTACCGATCGAAGATGCCCAGCAGCAGACTATCAACCTCGCTCAGCAGCCGCTCCAGGCGGGCGACGGTGTAATCCGTCAGATCCGCCCGGGTCAGCCGCTCACGAATCGAGCGGTCGATCTCCTTGAGGAAAGGTGCGAACTTCGCCACCTCCCCCGACTTCAGTTGCTCAAGGAAGACGGCGTGCCGAATCGTGGCATCAAGGATCGCTTGGTTTGCCGCCATTTAGGTTTGCCTCGTCGTCGTCATCCAGATCCGGCCCGGTGCTTTGTGCTTCGAGTTCACCCCGAATTTCATCGTCCGTTTTCTCCGGATTGATCACGCCTCGATCGCGCAGGTACTGCCAGAAGTCGCCCTCCGGCAGCTTCCCGCCCTGCACTGCGTTGAACAGCGCCGCCAGGATCGTCGCGTCCAGAGTGATCTGGCTGAAGTCTTGGTTGAGTTTGTAGACCACTTCGCCGGATGCATTCACGAATTCAGCCATCCATTCCAGGCACTGGCTGTAGGCCTCGCTGACGTTGCTGACCACCAGCGACAGAACGCTGTGTTCGGCGGCGCTGTCGTTGTCGGCCTGGGTTGCGGTCTTCACCGCGCTGCCGCGCTCAATCAGCCGGGCACCGAGCGAAACCATGTCCTGCTTCTTGGATTCCATCGCCTCCTTGGCCACCGTGTTCGGCTGAGCCTGCCAAACCCCGCAGGTGCCGTTTACTGGAAGCATCCAGGGTGCGCGGGAGCCGAGGAAGATGCCGCTTTCCTCCATGTGATCGCGCCACTGCTCATCGAGACCGGCCATCCACGGCTGAGGCTGGCCCACCAAGTAGGCAGCTTCTTCGTAGTCCGCACTGTTGCGGTAATGGCCGATGTTCACCTCAGCCATGTCGTACAGCGGGGCGTCGTCGATGGTGGTGTCGTTGTTCTCGCTGCCAACGAATTGGAACGGGATCACTTGCCACGGTCGACCCAAGCCATTCAATGGGGTGAATGGCGCGACCTTCTGAGTTGTCGCACTTGAACCCTCCTCCCACACCTCTTGCGTGTACTGGCCGGAGACATCAAGGCGCAATACCCGGTATTGCACGACCTGCTCACTACCGAAACCATCGTCGGTATCGACGTCGACCGTTTCGCGCAGCACGACAAGGCTCAACAGGTGCTGTCCGCCGACTTGGCGGGTCTTCCAGTTGATAATCGACTCCGCGGTGTAGCTGGCGATGTTCGCTCGGGCGCGACCGGATAATTCGTCGGCCCTGCTGACAGTTCCAGCCTCGACCGCGGCGTAATCGACCAGCAGCCCGTGACGCCCCACTTCGAGCAGGTGGCCGATCACCGACTGGGATTGTTGGTAGACGCTCACGCCCTGCCCGTCGATATCCTTTGCAACGTAATCGAGCGCGCCGGGAACAGTCAGGGTTGGCCAGGTGCGGAATACTGCGCCAACCAGGCTGTGCTTGGTACGGCCGGTGGCGTTGTAGAACACGGCTCGCTTCTTGTACGCCTCGTAGCGCTGCTTGTTGTCCTCGCTGGTGTCGGCCGCGTTCGGCCTTGGCAGGTAACGGTCACCGGCAGCCTTGATGGTTTCCGACCCTTTACAGACGTCGCGCACCAAGCGCCAGCGGTACTGTGCCGCCTTGTACTCGGGACGAGTAAAAGTGACGTCCGTCATCGAGCGACTCCCATTTTCATTGAGGTGACCGGTTTAACGATCGGGTACTCGCGGTGAATGAAGTAACCGCCGCCGTCGTTGGCGTGGTCGTTGCCTTGGCTCTTGTCTGGCTCGCCATTGGGCGCCCAGATCTGCTGTTCGAGACCGTCGGCATATGTCGGGCATGTAAACGCGTTGACCAAGTAGCGGCGCTCGCCCTGCGCATTGCAGAACATGGCGTTCATGGCGTTGATTCGGTCCTTCACCGGTGGGTTGGCCGCCGGCGCGATGACCGTGAAGCCTGCCTGCTTGAGCATGGCGATATCGGTGAGGCTCGCATTGACCGACTTACGCGAATCACCGGAGGCGTCCGGGTAGATCCGGATCTCGCAGGTCTTCTTGTAGTCGTTGCCGGTGTGTTCCCAGTACCGCTCCTTGATGCGACGAATCATGTCCGGCGTGTCGTAGCCATCCATCAACTCGTCCACGGCTCGCGGTAGGCCTTGGTCACGTTTGACGTGGGTGATCGCGGCCATTTTGCCGACGTTGAAGTCCATGCCGATGAACAGCGGCTCGCCAGCCTGCACAGTGTCGAAGCACTGGTTCAGCTTGCGGTCGTAAGCGTGGTAGATCGATCCGGACGTCAGGTTGACGAACTGTCCGTTCAGGTACGCGCGGATCAGCTGCTCGGGGTATGACTCCATCAACGAAGCGATGTAGTCGTCCGGAAGGTTCAGCTCGTTGTCGAAGGTGCTGGCCTGGATCAGCCCATACATTTCCTTCAGCGCCGGCTTGTCGCGCAACTGCTTCACGAACTGGAGAAATACGAACTTGAAGCCTTCCGGCGTTGTGGTCACGTCCACGCCGTTTTTCAGCCCGGGGATGTTGTACCGCATCCGAGCAATAATCTTGCGCCAGGCTTGCTGCGCCTTGATCGACGTCAGCACATCCAGCTCATCGACCAGAGCGTGACCAATCTTGAAGCCCACGATGGTCTGCGGCTTCTCCATCGAGCGACAAATCACAGTGCCGCGATACTGCCGGCCGCTGTAGATGTGAACTTCATGGTTCGCCTGGTTGATCTTGGTCTTCAGCCCCCAGTCGCAGGCCACCTCCTCCATCGTTGGATAGAAGATGTCTCGAATCTGCGGGTAAGTCGGTGCGAAGTAACCAGCGTTGACGCCGGGCCACTCCATGAAGTGCTTGCTGAGCGCCGAGCAGCCGACCCAGGTCTTTCCGGAGCCGAAACCAGCAACGAATGCGCGAAACTTGTGAGGCAACAGGAGGAACTGCGACTGCGGAACGTTAAGGCTCGGCATTCGGCTTCCTCGCATCCACTACGTCGACCTGAATGCGCGTCGGGATTGCCGGTTCGTCGTCAGGCTCATCCTTCCGGTGGCGATTGACGTAGACGTCGCCGACTTCCTTCGCGGCCTGCTCAAGGATCTGCATGGCCAGGCCAATGTTCTTCAGCGACTCGGCCTTCTCCACAAACCGGTTCATCGCACGAAGGCGGAATGCTCGGTTGGCGATCGGGATCTCGGCGGTTTCTTCGCGAAAGCGCTTGCGGGTATCTTCAAACACCGCTTTCCACTTCACGCCAAGGTCACGGCCAGCGTGTTTCGTTGGGTCGTACTGTTCGCACTGCTGGCGTGACACTTCGACGCCGAATGTTTCCTTGACCGCCTGCACTACCTGAGTCGGCGTATCAAAGCAGGCCAACGCCTGCACAATGAAGCGCTTCACCTCATCTTTCAGGGCTGCCATATGGGTTTATTCCGTCAAGGTCCTGTCAAGGATCAGGCCGACTTGAGCAGACAGGTTCCGCAGGCCCTCGATATGTTCAATTTCCCTACCTCGGCAGGATTGTTTGCAGCGTCCACCAGTTCTTGAACTGCCGGGCTTGCACCATAGCGCCGGACCACACCGACGAACTCTTCAACGTCGTGTCCGCGCATCTCAAGCTTGGGCAGTCCTTCCTGGGTGAACGCTGGCTGACCGTACTTATCGGTCGCTTGGGCGATGTGATAGAGCTCATGTTCGATGAGGGCGCAGAAATCAGCGTCGGAGCAGTCGGCGCAGTAGTCGGCAGCCAGAGTGATGATGTAGGCCGGCACATCGCCGAACCAATCGCGCATCTGCTGTTCCATCCGGGCCTTCTGCCAGCCACCAGCACGGAACGCCACCTGTTCGGCCTGTCCCACCACCGTACGCCCCTTCTTCGTGAAGGCAGCAGACGCCCACATCACACGAATGTCCGCGTCGATCAGATGGGCGTGATCTTCATTGTGAATGCTGCCGGTGTCAGCAAGGATCTGGGACTGCAGCCACTCCCACACCTCGGGAGCCGGGGTCAGGCGAATACCAAAGTCCGATTGCTCTGATAATTCGATAAGCGACAAGGGAGGGTATGGCCTATCCATGGATCACCCTGAGCTTGAAATAGTGGCTAATTGCCTGTATTTGTGTGCGCCTTTTTATTCGTAAGGACACTTATCCGCATGTTTTTTGCTCATGTTCGCCCCGCTGCAGCCTGCCTGCTTGCTGCCACAACTCTTTTCGGATGCGTCGCTATTCCAGAAGAGACCTGGACCAACTTGGGTCCGTCTAATCTCGTCACCGAGGCTGGAAAAATTGTTTGCTACACAGATGCCAACATTATTGATGGCAAACGGATTGTAGGCACTCTGTGCGCCACTCCGCGCTCGGGCTTCCTGAGCGATGGCGAGCCACAAGTTCTCGCAGGGGTGAATTACCGTCAACCGTTCCGAATAGACCTCAGCAAAGCCACAAAGGGCGAACAACTGCCATTCGGTGACAAGACGGGGCTTCTTGAATGCGAGCCAGATGAGGCCGACGGGGAAAAGTCCACCCCAGTGAAATTCTGCAAGGTAACAATCAATGGACAGGCTCTAGTCAGCGCTAAGATTACCTTCGCATACAAGTAACTAAGCCAAAGCCGCACTAATCCTGCGGCTTACCTACCCTTCCCCGCCATCAAGCAGCACATCAACCAGCTTCTGCTCACCCAAGCGCATGGCACCCAAGCACTGCAGATCGTCGCACTTGGGACCAAGCCCGAACACCGTCACTTCGCCTTTCGGCCCCATGAGGGTCAGCGCTCCAACAATGCATTCGGGATGCACGCCAGCATCGAGATCATCAGCGATCTTGCGCAGCGTCTTGGCAGCACCGCGCCAGCCCTCACGCTTGAACTCAACGAGCTTTGCGGTCATGCCGTTACCCTCTGGAACCACTCTTCAATGATCCGGCGCACTACCGTCTCGGTCAGGATGGCTGATGGCTCTTCACCGGCGATCACTGAGCGCACCAGGTGACAGGGCAGAACATGGACACCGTCCTCAGCCGTTACCGTCAGGTGCGGGCGCTGATCAGCAATGTCGTGGATGTCTGCGGTCATGCCTTCACCATGTTGTGGGTCTGTGCGTGGGCGTGCCCGTGCAGTTCCGCGACGATCAGGCCTTGAGGTAGACCGGCAGCCTTGGCAGCGTCGATGGCCTTGGCGATCGCGCTATCCATCTCGGTCAGCGCCTTGTTGATGTCCTGGCTCAGCGGTAGCGCGTGCCGCAGGCGAGTTACGTCGCCCATCAGTTGAAAGGGTCGGCGGGTTTGGCGATCGAGCGAACGAACCACATGAAGCCCTGCTGGAGATTGGTCTTGGCCAACGCCAGCAGCCGAGGATCAACACCTTCAATCTGGCCGATCTGCTTGAACAGTTCGCCGGCGTCGGCTTCCAGAGCCTTGATCGAGTTCATGCCGTCGATTTCGGACTGGGTCAGATCGCGGTAGCCGGTGATCTTCTTGTGCTGGTTATCCATGCTGCTTTCCTCGTCGCGTGTCGCGACACAATTTTCTGATTCGCGAAACGTGTCGCGACTTACTTACCTCGCCTCTCTATACCGCCCGGCGCCTTGTCGCACCGCATGCAGTGCTCACAGTTCAGCGTCCGGCAGAGCCAGGCCTTCACCCGCTGCCACCAGATGACCATGAAGATGTGACGCATACCGGCCAAGGCCAGTGAGACGTGCAGCGTGATCCCGGCAGTGGTCGGCCCCATGATGAAGATGTTCTGGTTTCGGCTCATCACAACAAAACCGCTAATGGCGATCGCCGAATAAATCAGCTTGCCGATGACGCCGTCCCGCACTCGACCGCTCAGAACACACCAGGTCGCCCATAAGGCAATCAAGCCGCAGGCGATGGAGTTGATCAGTTCAAGATTCATGGTGGATTGCCTCCCCCGAACCGCTGGCGAATGAGCGCCCACAGATCAGCGGCTTTTATGGCTCGGTTGATGGCCGCGAGCAGCGATCCGCCGAAGGTTCCGAGCAGGAAGCCAATGCCCGCGACGATCTTCGGCTCGGTCACACCCAAGTAGGTGCTGACCATGCTCGTCAGGTACAGAGAGCAGGCAATGCCGGTGACCAGAAAGATCATCCAAGCACGCCAGTCGGCCAGATCGTCTTTGTGCCACCAGCTTGCGACGACAGCGCCGACCAGTCCTGCGATCAGCAATTCAAACCTGTCGATCTTGTCGAGCAGGCGCTGCAATAACTCCATGCGCTCGACTCCGTGGGTGCATGTGAATAGGTCGGCGTCCGCTGCACTCCCAGCTCGGGGCAATGGGTGTGGGGAGCCGAAAACGAAAAAGCCCCAGCGAGTGCTGAGGCTTGAAATTTGGTTAGGAAAGGGCCGCGTTAGCGGCCCCTCTTTTTAAGGCAACAGGTCGTAGGTCACACAAGCGCGGCTCGGGCCGCTGTTCGAAGTGATCCAAAGGCCATAACCAGGCGGCAGTTGGATTGGATACGAAAGATTCTGAGAGCCACTACCCAAAGTCATCAAGACGGGCTTGCCAGAATAATCAGATCCATTCAACGGAGCCACGGTACCGGTGATGAGACCGGATAGAGCACTGCCGCTCACAGACGCGGTTCGAATTACGGCACCTGCGACGTTGTCAGCCGGCTTGATAATTGCGCTTACACCGTATGTGTCCGAAGTGAAGAATTTTGCACCAACAGTTACTGCTTCCATTTTTTACACCTTTTAAGTCGAATGATTGTTCGCGGAGGATTCCGCTTTCATGTCGCTCAAAGGCGATCGCTCGAGGCTCGTGGCCTTCTCATGATTCAACGTCCCGCATCGGGAACATTTGATCTGGAGCTCGGTAAACTCACCCACGCGGGCGAGAAGTCTGTTGCATTTTCCACATCTGCATTCTTTCAACATCTGCAAGTCCGTTTGATTTTCTGCTAGGCTCCGCCCCGCTCGCGCGAGCAGTGAGGGCCTTGGCTGGCTTGCAGGCTCTATCTGCGATCTGGCGTCTCTTTTGGGTGTTAGCGCACCCTCTGGAGTCGCCCTCTCTTTTTTCCGTGTCTAGTCCTGAAATAGGTTTACACCTATTCACCCTAACGCCCGATGCACCGCATCGGGCGTTTTGTATTTTAAGGAAAGGTGCGGCCGCTCTTGGTTGTAGATCGTAATAGCCTCCCGCACC